GGAGGCACTTTAGTATATAGATGTTATGGTCAAGGTGGTCACTTAAAACTTGCTGAAAATCAGATGCGTTTAGAAACACCGACCGAAGCTCAAGCAAATTTAGTATTCACCGAATCTGGTTTTGGTAATATTATAATCAAAATGCATAAAAATTCTGGAGAGTAATATGAAACTAATTACCGAAGTTTACGACCAAGACATTCAGCTTGTTACTGAAGCAAAAGAAGGTGGCGGTAAAAACTATTTCATTGAAGGTGTTTTTATGCAGGGAGATGTTAAGAACCGTAATGGTCGCATCTATCCTATGGGAACTCTCATGAAAGAAGTTGATCGTTATAATAAAGAATATGTTAAAGAAAATCGTGCATATGGAGAACTTGGTCATCCACAGGGTCCAACTATTAATCTTGAGCGCGTATCGCATATGATCAAAGAACTTTATCAAGACGGTTCAAATGTCATAGGTAAAGCTAAGATTATGTCAGAAACACCTATGGGAAACATCGTTAAGAATCTTATGGATGAAGGCGCTAAACTTGGCGTCTCTTCTCGTGGTATGGGTACTCTTCGTCAAAAGAATGGTGCCAATGAAGTTCAAAGTGATTTTCAACTAGCAACCGCTGCTGATATCGTTGCTGATCCTTCTGCTCCTAATGCTTTCGTTGAAGGTGTTATGGAAGGCGTGGAATGGATTCAGAATGTTAACGGTAGTTGGGTTTCTCAATATATTGAAGAGACACAAGAAGAGATACGTAATGCGTCTAAAAGCGAACTACAAGAAGCAAAGTTTAGAGCTTTCACTAATTTTTTAAAGCAACTCTAAAAGATTATATTTTATAAATAATAATGAAATTGAAAACAAATTTGAATATTTCAATAAGGAGATAACGGATGTCCGAAGTACAAGTAAAAACAACTGAAATGGACGCTGAAGTTCTTGATACTGAAGATGAGAGTCTTTTAGAGTTCAAGGCAAGCCTCGGCGATCCATCAGAAGTTCCAGAGCCTTCTACAAAGAAAGCTGACGAAAAGAAAAAAGGCAAAGGTGACCCTATGCCAAAGATTAGCACGAAAGCTGGTATGATTAATGCTGCTGTTCAAGCTATGTCTAAAATGAAAAAGACGGATTTGCAAGCAACTTATGGTAAGATGTTTAGCGAAGATTCTGATCTTGAAGAAGTAGAAGTCCTTGAAGGCGAAGAAGCCCCACGTGCTCTTACATCAATTACTTCTGCTGATATTGATATCTCAGAAGATGTTAATGCAATCTTTAATGGTTCTGAACTTACAGAAGATCATAAAGTAATGATTCAAACTGTATTTGAAGCTGCTGTTGTTGCTAAGGTAAACGAAGAAATTGCTAAATTTGCAGTTGAAGTTGAATCTGATGCAGAAGCTACTAACGTCGAAATCGTTGAAGAACTTACTGAAAAAGTTGATTCATATCTTGACTATGTTGTTCAAGAGTGGGTTGAAGAGAACAAATTAGCTATCGAAACTGGCGTTCGTGCTGATATGGTCGAAGACTTTATGGTAGGGTTAAAAGACCTCTTCACTGAGCATTATGTTGATGTTCCCGAAGAGAAAGTCGATGTTGTTGAAGAACTGTTTTCTAAGGTCGAAGATCTAGAATCTAAACTAAACAAGCAGGTTGACGAAAATGTAAACTTGCGTGGAACAGTTAAAGAATTCGAAAAAGAAACAATCTTTGCAGAATCAACTGATGAACTAACAGACTCACAAGTTGAAAAACTCCGTGGTCTTGCTGAAGGTATTGAATTTAATTCAGCAGAAACGTTCGCTAAGAAAATTTCAATGCTGAAATCACAGTATTTTGATGTAATTGATGAACAAGTTTCAGTCATCGTTGACGATGAAAATGATCCTGTTGCTCTTGACGAAGAAAAGATTACTACTGGTCCGATGGCTAATTATATGAGTGCCATTTCAAGATCTGTTACAAAATAAATTTATTATAAATAAATAGAATGAAGATTATATTAAATACCGTAAGGAGAAAATCTAATGTTTTTATCTGAAGAACTACAGAAGAAGTGGGCACCAGTAATTGAGCATCCCGATCTTGGAGAAATTAAAGATCCACATCGTCGTGCTGTTACTGCAACACTTCTTGAAAACCAAGAAATCGCTGCTCGTGAAGGTAATGCTGGTTCCGGAGGCTATTCCGAGCCAACACTATTAGGCGAAGCTGCACCTACTAACGCAACAGGCGCTAACATTGATAACTTTGATCCAGTACTTATTTCACTGGTTCGTCGTTCAATGCCTAACCTTATTGCATATGACGTTGCTGGCGTTCAGCCAATGACTGGTCCAACTGGACTTATCTTTGCAATGCGTCCACAGTACAAAGAACAAGGCGGAACTGAAGCACTTTATAACGAAGCTATTACATCGTTTGCTGCTTCTGCTAACAACGATGCTACGTTCTCTACTCGTACTCCTGGTCGTGACCAAACACAAGCTGGTGCAACTGCTCAAGCTGGTAATGATCCAACGTCGCGTGCTTCTGGTTCTGGTTACACAGTCACACCTGGTATGTCTACAGCTTCTGCTGAAGCTCTTGGCGATGCTGCTGGAAACCATTTCTCAGAAATGGCTTTCTCAATTGAGAAAATTTCCGTTACTGCAGTTTCTCGTGCTCTTAAAGCTGAGTACACAATGGAATTGGCTCAAGACCTTAAAGCCATCCATGGTCTAGATGCTGAAACGGAACTAAGCAATATTCTCTCTGCTGAGATCCTTGCTGAAATCAACCGTGAAGTTGTTCGTACTATCAACTACACAGCTACTGCTGGTGCTCAAGAAAATACAACATCTGCTGGTACTTTCGACCTCGATGTCGATGCTAACGGTCGTTGGTCAGTTGAGCGTTTCAAAGGTTTAGTCTTCCAAATCGAGCGTGAAGCAAATAAAATTGCTAAAGACACTCGTCGCGGAAAAGGCAACATCATGATTTGTGGTTCAGACGTTGCGTCTGCTCTTCAAATGGCTGGTGTTCTTGACTATACTCCTGCTCTTAGCGTAAACTTGAATGTTGATGACACGGGCAATACTTTTGCTGGTGTTCTTAACGGTCGTATGAAAGTCTATGTAGACCCATACTTCTCAAGCGCTTCTGGCAACCAGTATGCTACAATCGGTTACAAAGGCGCAAGTGCTTTTGATGCTGGTATGTTCTATTGCCCATACGTTCCATTGCAAATGGTTCGTGCAGTTGGTGAGCAGAGCTTCCAACCTAAAATTGGCTTTAAGACTCGTTACGGCATTGTTGCTAACCCATTCGCAACAACTGGTGCTAACGGTGTTATTTCTAGCCAACAGAAAAACATCTACTATCGTATTATGGCAATCGCCAACTTGATGTAAGTAATACTTTAATAATAATATACCTAAACTTAGAGGGTAGCCGTAAAAAGCTACCCTCTTTTTTTGTCTTTTGTTTGATTATAAATAGTATGAGAAACAATAATGGAGTGAACTATGTGGATACGCAAAAGTTTAGTGACTCTTGATGTGTTATATTATATGCCAGACTATACAGATATAATTCAGGAATTTATTTGGCAAACAGAAGATGATGCACCAGAACTTCCTCGTGTTCACAATTTTTTAAATTATTGGAAAAATAACATTGACGCAGTAATCAAAGAAATATCAGTTGCATATACATATGAGACTGATGATAAAGGTTATAAAAGAGCAGTATTTCAAAAGGAATTATCATGGCATTAATACCTAAAATTGGAGTTGGTTTAGATACTTCAACGCGTACACAAAATGTAAACTTTTTATCACCGCTCGGTTTTAGATTCCTATTGTCACGCACTCCGAATGTAGAATATTTTTGTCAGGCTGCAACGTTACCAACAATATCTATGCAAGAACTGCTTCAGCCAACTCCATTCACACAATTACCAAGACCTGGAGACAAGATTACATATGAGCCATTGACTCTTCGTTTTCGCATAGATGAAAATATGACAAACTATCTTGAGATTTTTAACTGGATGATTGAACTTGCTAAACCAGAAAAATTTGAACAATATGCAAAACATAATAATTTTTCTGACGGTAGCATTCTACTTCTTTCTTCCAATAACAATCCTAGGATTCGAATTGCTTTCCAGGATATGTTTCCACTATCATTATCGCCACTAAATTTTGATGTAACACAAGCTGACGTTGAATATCTCGAAGCTGATGTTATGTTCCGTTATAAAATATTTACAGTAGAACAACTATTAGTATCATAAATCTATTGACTTCTTCGTCAAACACGTTATAATAGGTTGTTACCTTATGAATAATTATAAATTAATAATATTATTCTATTGACTTTGTATAGATTATTAGTTATAATGAATAATATTGATTTGGAGTTATTACATGATACTTGATGATATTATTGCTATGTGGCAAGAAGATGTAAAGATTGATGAGACAGAGCTTTCCCGCGAAAGTATCAATACACCTAAATTGCACGGCAAATACTTAAAACATTTTTCAGAACAGAGACTCAAACTACGCAGTCTCAAACTCAAGCACAAACAACTTCACCAACGATTGTTGGATTATTATAGAGGTGATTTAAACAACCCAGAGGATCTTGCTGAGTTAGGCAGAGAGCCTTATCCATTCAAGCGTTTGAAATCTGATATAAATTACTATGTAGAATCAGATAAAGATATGGTTGACTTAAATGTAAAGATTGCATATCAGACAGAGTTGGTCGAAGTGTTTGAAGAGATTATGAAAAGTATTAATACTCGTGGGTTTGTAATTAAAAATAGTATTGATTTCCTTAGATTTACAAATGGTAGTTAGGAGTAATTATGAGTAATAATAATCAATTAACTATGTTTGAATTATGGGGCGATTTTGACGAAGATCATGCTCAGGATCAAGTAATTGCTCAAATATTTGATGGGTGGGAGGATGATAAAAATCCCGATAAGGAAAGAGGAGATAGACTCTATATTATAAAAGGACAGTGAATAATGTCTAATAATATGAATGAAGTATCAACCACAGTTTTTGATTGACAATAGCGTGAAAAGCAACACATTAATTATTACTAAAGTCGACGAAGTGTATATGCAAATCGAATCAGAAGCGGTGATTCGACAGGAACTCGTTGACTTTTTTTCGTTCGCTGTTCCTGGTGCTAAATTTATGCCCGCTTTTAAAAACAGAATGTGGGATGGCAAAGTAAGACTTTTCGATGCAATGACCAAATATTTGTATCTTGGTCTTCTTCCTTACGTAGAACACTTTGCATCTGAACGCGACTATACTATCGAAATCGGTGAAGAAATAAACGCTCAAGAAAATCTTTCGCTTAATGAAGGTAAAGAGTTTATTTCAAATCTTAAACTAAAACTTACCCCTCGAGATTATCAAACTGATGCTTTTGTTCATTGTATTCGTAATAATCGTTCGTTAATTGTATCACCTACCGCATCTGGTAAATCTTTTATTATCTATCTTCTTGCTGAATATTATCAAAAGAAAACTCTTCTCATTGTACCTACCACATCGCTAGTTCATCAGATGCGGTCAGACTTTATTGAATATGGTATGCACGAAGATGATATACATATTATTATGGGAGGCGAAGAAAAAACTACAGACCGCCCAGTAGTAGTTTCTACATGGCAATCAATTTACAAAATG